ATCAAAGAAAGAATTCTTCAAATGGATGATAAAATAATGTGGATTGAAGAGTTTTTAATTAAGACAGTGGAGTTTTAATGGCTATATCAAGAGGACAAATGAGACAACAAGTTTCTAAACCAGGTAGAAAAAGAATTAAAAAAGTTATCAAGGGTTTGAGAAAAGCATCAAAGCTTCATGCAAAACAAGCAAAATCCCTAAAAGGAGTCATAGGTGGCCGATCCAAAAAAAGGAACCGGTAAGAAGCCTAAGGGCTCTGGTAGAAGACTTTACACAGATGAGAACCCAAAAGACACTGTCAGCATTAAATTTGCTACTCCGACTGACGCACGAAGCACAGTTGCAAAAGTGCGTAAAATTAAAAAACCATATGCAAGAAAAATTCAAATACTTACTGTTGGTGAACAGCGTGCTAAAGTTATGGGTAAAACACAAGTTGCTAATATATTCAAAAAAGGTAAAATAAGTTTAAGGAGAAGTAGAAATGGGAAAACTATGTCCAAGAGGTAAAGCAGCAGCAAAAGCTAGATTTAAAGTATACCCTAGCGCATATGCAAATATGTATGCTAGTGCTGTATGTAGTGGAAAAATAACACCAGGTGGTAAAAAAAATAAAGGCAAGAAAAAAGCCATGGGTGGTTCTATTTCTCAAGATAGAAAAGCCGTATCTTTCAAAAGAATGGCTAAAGGTGGATCAATTGTTGCAGCAGGTTGTGGCATGGTCGATTCAGGTAGACGCAAAAAAACCAAACTCTACGTCTAAGGAGGTAATCATGGATAAAATATGGAGCAAATGGAATAGCCTCAACAAAAAAGGCAAGATGATTGTCGGTGTTGTTGCAGTTGTTATTTTATGGGCCGTTTATAATCATTTAGTATAATGGCTAAAAAAGGGTTACGTGCTTGGGTAAAAGAAAATTGGGTTGACATAGCTAATAAAAGATCAGACGGATCTTATCCTAAATGTGGTAGAAGCGGCGGAGAAAAAAGAAAAAATTATCCTAAGTGCGTGCCCATAGCAAAAGCAAGAGCTATGTCAAAAGGTCAAAAATCAAGTGCCGTTCGGCGTAAACAACAAGCAGGTAATCCTGGTGGTAAACCGACCATGGTAAAAACAATTGTCAAGAAAAAAACTCGCAGAAAAAATAAAAGATGATGTGATTAGTTGGTCTAAGAATGTCTTAGAACCAATGAACAAACATCTAGGTTTTCCCGCATGTCCTTTTGCTGCAAAATGGAGAAAAGATAATAAACTTAGAATAGAAGTCAGATCTGACAAATCTAAATATGAAAAACACCTTACGACATTATTGAAAGATTGGAATAAAAAGAAACACGATATAATTATATTTTGTGACCCTTTTTGGGAACAATACACACCTGAACAATTTCAAGATAAAATAGATTTTTATAACAAGACATACAATAGACGAGACGTATATTTTATGGGCTTTCACCCTAGTAATCCTGCTTCGGTTGAAGAACAAGAATTTTTAGTAGAGCCAACAGATGATTGCGAATATGAAACCGACTTAGCTTACTCAATGATGTTAATACAAAAATTTAAGCAGTTATATGAAGCAAGTTGCAAACTACATAAGATAGGTTATTATGAAAAATGGCCAGCCGAGTATTACGAAGAAGTCGTAAAAACAAGGCAAGACGAATATGAACGTATATTTAAAAAGGAGCGTACATCATGATGAAAAAGAAAAATGTCGTCGGAATGAAAAAAGGCGGCAAAATGAAAAAAAAGTCCGTTGTTAAGAAACGAGGCGGCGGCGGTATGAAAAAGAAAAATGTCGTTAAGAAACGTGGCGGCGGTATGATGCAGAAAATGCGTGGCGGCGGAGCCGCTAACCCTCACAAATCTAGAAGAGGCATGTAATGGCTACCTCGGGAACCACTACTTTTAATCTTAGTTTTGACAGAATTATTGAACGAGCATATGCTCGTTGTGGTAAGTCTTTACGAACTGGATATGAATTACAAGCAGCAAGAGATAATCTTAATCTGCTTTTTTCAGAGTGGGGCAACCGAGGTATTCATCTTTGGAAAGTAAAAAATCACACACAAAATTTAACTGCAACCACAACAACGTATACTGCACCAAGTGATGCATCCGATGTATTAGAATTAGTTTTTAGAGATGTAAGTGGTAGCACTACGACTGATACAAGTATGACAAAAATATCACGTTCAGAATATGAAAACATACCTAATAAGTTTCAAACCGGAACACCTAGTCAATATTACGTTAGAAGAAATTTATCTAATGTTGAAATTAATTTGTATCAAACACCTGATACAACTGACACACAGATAAATTATTTTTATGTAGCAAGAATTGAGGATGTTGGAGAGTATACAAATGATCCTGACGCACCTTTTAGATTTTTACCATGTACGGTCTCAGGACTTGCATATTATCTTGGTCAAGAGGTTGCACCAGAAAGATCACAAGAATTAGAGAGAAGATATGAAGCAGAATTACAAAGAGCGTTGACTGAAGATAGTCAATCCACCTCTGTAAACATTGTGCCTCGTAGTTTCTATGTAGGTTAATATGACCTTTGCAAATGGTAATCGTTCTCTAGCTATCTGTGATAGATGTGGACAACGATATAAATATTTGCAACTAAGACAGGAATGGAATGGTCTATTTACCTGTCCCTCCTGTTTTGAACCAAAACATCCACAATTAGATCCAGGTTATCATCCAGCAGACCCTGTGGCGCTTAGAGATCCAAGGCCAGAGTCTAACAAAATTTTAAAAGCTAATTCTCCAACAGGACCTGATGATGCAACTACAAATACATTTGGACAGCCAATGCCTGTTACTGTATTTGTTGGCGATCCAGGAGATAGTGCTTTTATGACTACAGTGCAAGGAACCTCTCCTAGCGATGGATCTGCACCAACAACCTCATCTAGTATGTTACCTCAAATACCACATCAGAAATTGACACTTGTATCAGTGGTTGGTAATGTGACAGTGGTAATATCATGAATTATTCTGAACTTTTAGACAATGTAAGAAACTATACAGAGGTCACTTCTGATGTATTATCTAACTCTGTTATAAATGTTTTTCTTATAAATATTGAAAATCAAATTGATAGACTTATAGATACTGACGCTCAAAGAAGATACGCTACATCAACGTTTGTTGCTAATAACAGTTTTTTAGATGTATCCGGACCAGAGGGTGGCTTTAGATTTGCGAGAGGTTTACAAATACATGGCTCTGACGGAACAATATCTTGGATGGAGCAAAGAGACACTACGTTTATAGATGAATATGCAAAAGAAAGATCTACAACAGATACAGATTATACAGGTCAGCCATTATATTGGGCAAATTGGGATGCAACAACTTTGATTGTAGCTCCTACTCCGAATATTGCTTACACAGTAGAATTATGGTATGACGAAACACCAGAACGTTTAGGTAATGGTTCTGGAACAACATCTACCACAACTTTTGTTTCTAACAATGCACCAGAGGTTTTATTGTATGGAGTGTTGTCTGAAACTTTTTCATACTTGAAAAACGCACAAGATATGCAATTATACACCCAGAAGTTCCAATCAGCTCTTCAAGCTTTTGCTAATGAGCAAATGGGACGTAAACGAAGAGATGAGTATGTAGATGGGGTACTTAGAGTGCCACTACCGTCTGCAAACCCTAAAGCCTAAGGAGGGCATAAAACATGGCAATAAACCAAGCAGTCTGTGCTTCCTTTAAACAGCAATTGCTTCAAGGGGATCATGACATTGATAATGACACTATCAATCTTGCTCTCTACACAAGTTCTGCAACTTTAAACGGAAACACAACAGCCTACTCTGCAACAAATGAAGTAGGTAATTCAGGAACATATGCAGCAGGTGGTGCAACCTTAACAGGTGCTACTGTTGGATTAACAGCGACTAGCGTTACAGCATCAACAGCATTTGTTGATTTTGCAAACGCAAGTTTCACATCAGCAACAATTTCTGCACAAGCAGCATTGATTTACAATAGATCATCAAGTGCTACTAATGCGGCTATTGCAGTTCTTGATTTCGGAAGTGTAAAGACATCAACAAACGGTACATTCACAATCGCATTCCCAACTAATGATAAAGACAGTGCTATATTAAGACTATCTTAATTTAGTGGAGCATTACCATGGCGGATGCTTGGGGTGAAAATAATTGGGGCGAAGGCTTTTGGGGCCAACAAAGTTCGATCACAGTATCTGTTACTGGGTTATCGACAACAGCAGCGTTAGGCACAGAGTCAGTTGTTGCTGACAGTTTAGTTACATTAGATTCTCTTCAAACAACTTCAGCTTTAGGCACAGCCACTGGTGAGCCTGAATCAATTTATCCTTTAACAGGTGTTACATCTTCTTTTAACTTAGGCACTGCAAGTATTGAAGAGGGTACTGATGTTACCCTTTCAAGTCTAACTACTTCATTTGCTACAGGAACTGAAAGCGCATCCGGAACAGTTGATGCAGGTTGGGGAAGATCCACATGGGGATCTTTTGCTTGGAATGAAAATATAACACAGGAGGTCAGCGTCACAGGAGTGACGATGGCTACCACGCTAGGCACTACAACTCAAGAAGTTGGTACAGGTGTCATTGTTTCACCAACAGGTCTTGCAATGACAGGTGCTTTAGGCACAACATCACAAACAGGAACCGCAGTAGAAACACTAGACAGTCTCTCAGTAGGTGTTGCTCTTTCTGGAGCGACAGTATCAGGTGAGGGTAGTGTTGCTGTCATAGCACCTTCTGATCAATTAGATTTTGCTATCGGAACTCCTGTCATTGATATCTTTACACAGATAGATCCTGTGCCAGTTACAATGACTGCAGCCTTAGGAACCGCAGTTGCAGAAGCTGATGCTTTAGTAACTCTTGGTAGCTTATCTTCATCATTTGCAACAGGAACAGAAACTGTTGAGGTTGGAACTGGTGTAATTGTAAGCGTTTCCACCGTTGCAATGAGTTTTGCAACAGGAACAGAAACTGTTGAAGCTAGTTCTTTAGTAAACGTAACAGGACTAGATTTAACGATAGTAACAGGTAATCCTTTCTCTACACCATGGGCAAACGTGGTAACAGGAGCAAGTAATACTTGGACAGAGGTAGATGCAGCATAAAAAGTGTTGCTTGAATAACAAAAAAAGATATATTTTAGAGAGGTAAAAAAATGGCAAGTACATTCTCA